TAATAGATGCCGTCGCGCTTCTTGACCGTGGCGTGCCAGACTTCATTGACCAGCGAGTGCTGGAACGTGCAGGCGACCGGAGAGGACCAGTTGCGCATGTCCGCGCTGGTTTGCTTGGTCATGCCGGTGCCGGTGCAAATCCACAGCGTGAACGTGCCGTCGTCTTCTTGAACCCATGATGGCGATAGCAGCGCGTAGCCGGTGTCGCCGGGCCGGTCCGCGTAGAGCATTTCGACGTAGTCGCTCCACGTCACGCCGTCCTTGGTGGTTTTGAAATAAATCCCCTCCTTGGAAGGATACATCGGGCGAGCCACCATCACCATGTCCCCGGCGTCGCCCACGCCCGCAACGCTGGTGTGCAGGATTCCAATGCACGGATCGGAAAAGGCGGTGAAGTTGTGGCCGTTGATGACGCCCGGCTGCATCACCGGGTTGGACGCGCCCGGCGGCGTGATCCACTCGTCGCCGTCATGCGAACACCACAAGTGAGGATTTTCGCGGGCGGTGGACGGGAACGGCGTGGCGGCCATCCAATGCTGGAAGCCGTTCCAGCCTTCGGGTTCGTAAAGCCAACTCGGATGCGTGCAGCTCTGATTTCCGTCCGCGATGTCCAGTTCGCAGAAGCGGGCCGGATCGTTTTCGACGATGGATGCGGCTCCGATGATGCCGCGAAGGAATGCCTGTTGCTCGGGCGAGAATGTGGGGATGACGGACATGAGAATCAGAGAGAAGCGGGCCAGTAATAAACCGCGCCCATTTTGGCGACGATATCGTTCGTAGCCGCGCCCGCACCGGAGGCGGTTCCGGTGATCTTTAGGATGTTGGTATTGGACAGCGTGAGCCCCGTAAGCTCACCGACAGCGGGAGGAATGACCGTAGTGATCCCGCCGGACGTCAGGCTTGCCTCATACCGGACGACTGTTGAGCTAACACGGATCAAGGAGCATCGCATAGTCCAGCTTGCGGCTCCAGAAATCGTCAATGCGCCGAAGTCCGCAATAGCGGTTCCTCCAAAGTAGAGCTTTAGCTGACGCGTAGCCGTGCCGCCGGAATCGACGAAGCTGCCGCCGTAGGTTGCAGTGATTGTCTCGCCGTTGTTGGAAAGCAGCCCTGCCTCGGTCGTGTAGCTGTAAAGGTCCGTCTCGGACGTGCCGCTGTTGCCAGCGTCCGCGTAGAACTCTTTGATCTTTCCGCCGAGACGGACCAGCTTGGAAGTGGTGCCGGTGGCCGACGCTACCATTCCTTCATTGGTGACGTTGAATACGCGAGCAACGGAGGAATTGATGATGTCAAATCGACCGCTTGGGATGGGCGTGGTGGCTCGCGCCCCGGAGCTGATTTGAAAGGATTCCGTGAAGTTGGCGAACCGGCCGAAATTTACCGCGTTGGCACTGGTGAAAATCGCGTTTCCGCCCTGCGCGCCGACCTGAAAGTATTGCCCCGTCGCCGCGTCGGTCCAGGTGGTCGAGTTGACACTGCGGAATGCCTGATTGCCCGATCCGTCTTGAACCACGACGTCGGTGCCGGTGCCTCGATAGATCGGCGAATTTGTCCGGGTGACGAATGTGGGAGTGTCCGCGAAAACCGCCACTCCCGTTCCAGTCTCGTCCGTGATCGCGCTTCTCAGGTTGGCGCTCGAGGGCGTGGCGAGGAAAGTGGCGACGCCAGTGCCTAAGCCGCTGATCCCCGTCGATACCGGCAACCCCGTGCCGTTGGTGAGGGTAATACTCGTGGGGGTTCCGCCCGCTCCGTCAAAAAGCACGGGAGCGCCCGCCGATCCGGTATTGACCGCCAGCGCGGTGGCGACCCCGGTTCCTAGCCCGCTGATTCCGGTGGAGACAGGGAGGCCAGTCGCATTGGTGAGCGTGCCGCTGGATGGAGTCCCGAGGACGCCGCCATTCACGACGATCGAACCAGCCGAACCGACGTTGACACCGAGCGCGGTCGCCACGTTGGTTCCCAAGCCGGAAACGCCGGTTGAAATCGGCAGCCCGGTGGCGTTCGTCAGAGTTGCCGAAGAAGGCGTGCCGAGCGCCCCGCCACTGACGAGGATCGTCGAGGACGCATCCGGCAGCGTGAAGACTTTAACGCTGGTCGTCGGGCCGGAGAATCGCACGAAGTCGCTGCCGGCGGCCAAAGCCGTAAGCGCGGCGTCGAGCGGTTGCTTGGTCGCAAGGTCCGCCGAGGTGACCGGGGTGGGTCTGATGATCTGGCCGGAGGAGATCCCGGCCAGCGCCAGCAGGAGAATGAGGAAGCGTTTCATGCGTTCGGATAGATCGGGACGATAGCAATCGGGATGTTCGGCGAGGTCGCGCCGGCCAGGACGACGCGCACGGTGCCGCCGTCAGACTTGAAATCGAACTCCGCGGCGGCCGTGAATGATCCGTTGAGGACGTCGTAAAAGAGCCCATCGGTCGGGTTCTTGGTTTTCAGCGTGATCGTGCCGCCGCCGAAGTCGTCACGCGCGGTGAAGAGATACCAGCGGCCGGGATCGACGGTGCAATCGTAGTCGCCGTCCGCGGTGATCGGGTTGTTTCCGTTGAGGTCCATGAGATTTAATTGTGCTGATTTTTCAAAGAGTTGTAGATTTCGGCGAGCTTCGCCGGGTTGGCGGAAAGCGGTTCGTTGTAGATCCCCATGAACATCGTGCGCATGGATGAATTACAGAGGAAATCGCATAGCGACACCAGCGAATGGAACGCTATAGGGCGCACGTCCGCGTTGGTTCCGTCCACTCCCCCGGATGAAAAGCTGGAGAGTTGGGTCGTATTGAAATGAAACTTCGGCCCGGTCGAAGTCATCGACAGGGTCAGCATGACGAAATCATTCGCCACGTATCCGGGCGTCGTGATCGTCCCCGAGTTCGCTGGAGTTGTTACGCACCCAGGCACGGAATCGTGATAATAAGCCACCCCCGCCTCAGCGTCAGCGACGGTATAGAATTGATTTTTCCCGAATTGATTCGTGCCGTTATAGGGCACGCCTCGGAAATGATACCACCATGTGCGCGTGGCCCCGCCTGCGGAATTGGCCTTGTATTGGAAATTCAAACCAGCGCCGCACATAAGGTCGTCGCCAGCGGTGATCGAGGTGTTCTCTGTTACCTTCGAATAGCCCGCCAATACGACGCTGATCCCATCCGCGCAAGATCTCAGCAAGGTCGCCCAGCTTGCATTAACGTCATCAAAAGACAGCGCCGCATGTCCCGCCGAAGCAGGCACCCAGCATCTCACGTCAGCCTGGTCCTCGCGGCGCAAGGACGCTCCAACGTATGCGAAATTTCCGGTCTTGAAGTCGCGCAAATGAAGCTCGTTCGTATTGACGATTTCCCAATCTTGATCGCGATACATCGACGCTCCGAACATCACGCCAGGATCGCCGTAGGGATCATAGCCGCCGTTGAACATGCCTGACGGGAAAGGGATCATGCGAAGGCTTTTTGCTCGGCAAGGTAGAGGTCGGTTCCGCCGAAGCTGACGAAAGTGAGAATGTCGATCGCTCCCGCCGCCGTGGAGAGCGTGGGCGCGATGCCTCCGGGAAATTTGAAGTTGACCCCATAGGCCAACGTGCGCGAACCGGTGCCGTCCTGCGTCACGCGCAAGAGATAAGTCCCAGCCTTCATGTTGGTCGGATTGGCCAGCGTCCGGTTCCCGCCGAGCGTCACCTGCGCCATGTTGCCAAGGCTGGCGTCCCATGCGATCGATGCCGCATCCGTCAGCGTCTCGACCGTGAACTCGACTTGGCCGCCGAAGGTGACGAGGCCGTTGAAGTCGACCGCGCCGTCGAAAGTGTTATCGCCTGAAAAGGTGTTATTCCCTTCAAAAATGTTGTCGCCGGTCAGGGTGACGGTGGCGCTTTCAAAGATGGTCGCCAATTCGTCGAGCGTCTTGGTCGTCATCTCGCCGGTGGTCGCGTCGAAATAGATGACCGAATCCCGGCGCAGAACCGGCGTTGGCAAGACCGTGTTGTTATCCTCCGGCTCGGAGTAGGGGAAGCGGATGGATCGATCGCCGACAGCCACGTTGCCTGCGAGCTGCTGGACGATAAAGGTGAGCTTATCGAGCGCGCGCTCGGCGTTTTCGGATGGGAAGCGGTCGTTGTAAACGAGGTCAAGGAGCTGCGTCAGCGGCACTTGACGAATCAACGTCACCGTGTGCGTGTTGTCCCATGCTTGATCCGTCACCACGTCCCCGCCGTCCGGGTCGCCCGCGCCGGTCACAGTGTAATCCGTGCCGTATTCAAGCTCGGTGACGATGCCGTCCGCGTCCTCCACCTGCACGCGCACGTCCGTCGCGTCGTGGAAAGGAAACTCAGTCGGATAGGGCGTGACCGCCGAGTTGTTGCCGACGTATTGTTTGGACGCGGCAGTGGTAGAGACGGCCATCGCGAAAGGCTACGTCAACACATCCGCAAGGGGGAATTTTGGAGCAGCGAAAAGAGTGAATCAATCCTTGCCGCCGAGGTTGTCGGCGACGTCGTAGATCTGATCGAAGACGCTCGATGCCACCGCGAGCGATGGGTTGAAGCCTTGGAGGAGCTTCGTGATCTGCGTTTCATACCAGTCGGCCTTGTTGCCCTTCGGCTCGTCGGCAAAGAGTTTTTTCGCTGCTTTGCCGGAATCGAACATGCGCTTGAGCGGCCCGCTGTCGCCGGAATAGCCGTCGACCACGTCGCGAACGAGAGGTAGGCCGGACAACGGCCCGGTCGCCATCGCAATCGCGAAATCTTTCGCGTTCCAGTATTTGTCATCAAACCACTCGTCGTCGTCATCGTTGCGGGCATCCCGGGCCATCACCCCGATCGCGTGCATGATGGGTGCCACGACGAGATGGGAAATCACCAAAACGCGCAAGTCGTCCTTGGTCGCCTTGCCGGTCAGCGTGTGGCCCCACGCGGTCAGCCATATCGCGGACTTTTGCCTCGCCTCGCTGGCGAACACGAAGGCCAAGCGGCCGATGCCGTGGATTTTCAGCTCCATCAGCGAGCGGTCCGTGACTTCCGCCGGTTGCGCCGTGCGGGAGACGACTTCCGCGGCTTCGTTCATTGCCGCGGCTTGGGCGTCGACCTCGGATAGTCCGGATCGCTTGGCTTGGCGATAATGGTAATCATAGGCCACGGCCGCACCGGCGGCGGTGCCGAAGCTGTCCGCAAGGCCGATCACTTCCATGCCTTTCAGTAGGAAATCACCGCGCAGCGTTGGCTTGGCTCCGAATGCGTCGCTGATTGCCGCGCGCGCTTCCGGAGCGAATCCGCCGTGAATCCGGTTCTGGATCACGTCCGAATTCCAGACGTGGGCGAAGTCGATTTTCCCGGCCATCAAGCGACCGTAGCCGCGCAGGAAATCCCGCGTCGGCATCCGGTAAGCCGAGTTGATCGCCGCACCGATGCCGTTTTTGAGGATCGTCGAGGCTTTCCACGCCATCGCGAGATAAGCCTGCGACTTCATCAGGGCGTCCAGCAGGTAGGACTCTTTACCCTGGTTGAGGCCGTTTCCATCGATCGCGCGCAGCCAATCGTTCAGCGCCGCAGCGGCGGCCGGATCGCGGGCTTGTAGCGCCTTCTTCATCTCTGGATTGCCCAACACCGCGTGCATTTCGCGAGAAACCTCGGCCATCGCCTTCCAGTGCTCCGTCTGATTGAGGTGGGCGAAATAGACCTGAAACGCATTCTCGGCCTTGGCCTCAGCGCGGTGCTTCTTGCGATCCTTGAGGAACCCTTGCTTGAAGCCGCCCTCGACGAAGCTCGAGCCGGTCACGTCGAGCTCTTGGCCAGAGCCTTGCGAGTAGAACTTGCCCGGCGTGTAGTGGTCGGTTTGCGCGAGATCCACGCCGAACATCCGGGAGAAGAGTTGGCGCAGCGGCTCATAGTTGCCCGCGTATTCGCCCGCCAGATACTCGCGCAGCGATTTCGCCGCGTCGGACAGGCCGCTTTCCAGTTCGGCTTGGAAGTCCGTGCCAAGGCCGTGCAGCGTCATGCCATCCTTGTAGCCTTCCTGGCGCCACAACATCGTCAGATAGATCGCCTCCGCCTCGGTGAACTCCGCGACTTCCGCCGTCTTCTCGCTGATGCGCTCGATCTCCAAATACTCCTTGCGGCTGCCTTCCGGCAGCGCCTCGAATTGCTCGGTCAGCTTGGCGATTTCATCCTTGGTCAGCCCCAGCGACTTCTGTTGTTCCGCCTCGAAAAAAGTGTCGATCGGCACACGGAGTTTTTCCCGTAGTTGCACGCGCACGGTGGCCGAAACGCTGAAATCCGTCTGCATCCGGTGCACCTGTTGACGCGCCGCCCGCCCGGTTTTGCCCGTCGCCTCGTGCATCGCCGACTTCCAGCGTCGTTCCGCCTGGATGATCGCGGACGTCCGCCGGCGGAATCCGTCGCGCACCGCCTTGCCCCATCGCTTGGATACTTTGCTGTCGCGGCCGAAGAGGTTTTCGAGGAACTCCGGGAACGAATAGATTCCCCACCGGCCTTCGGATACGCGCGCTGGCAACGACTTGCCGCGGCGCTTCCCTGCCTGACGTGCCGCGATGCCGCTGCCGCCAAGCTCTTCGATGCCGGTTGCCGCCAGCGCCTTCACGTCGGCCAAGCGCGCCTCTTCCAGCGTCTTCCAACGATTGCGGCCGGTCTCGTAAACGTCGAGCGCCTTCTCCAGCGCGGCGTTCATTTCCAGTGGCGTTTTATCGGCGAAATTTCCGAACGTCAGCGCAATTTGATAGTCCTCCGCCAAGTCGGCCAATTCCGTTTCATCGGCTTCCGCGATTCGGTCGTCGAGCGACTTTAGATGTAGCTCGAGCCCGGTCTCGTCCATGCCGATCACGCCTTCGACTTGCGCGAAATACCGGTGACCTTCCGCGCCGAGCTTACCCTTGGCCTTCTTGCCGCCCTCGCGCTTCGGCTGCGCCTTATCAAGCAGCTTCTCCAGCGACTTCGTGAATTCTCCGCGCAGCCATTCGTTGACGACGGCTTCCACCTTCGCCACGCGCCCTTGCAGGAACTTCAACCGCGCCTCATCGCTGCCCAGCCTCGCAAGCTGAGTGTAGCCGCCGACGCGTCCGCGCAGCTCGATCGGCAGCGCCATGACGATGCCGTCGAGCATTGCCAGTGCACGCAACAGGCGCGACTTGGGCGAGTAATTCGCCTTCTCTTCCGCGAGCCGGTCGACCTTCCACTCCTTGGCTTCGCGCTTCGCGGTTTCGCGCGCGGCCTTCAGGTCGGTCTCTGCCGCTTTGAGCGCGGCTTGCATCCGCTTAACGCTCGCCGCTTCGCTCTTCAGTGCGCTCCACATCGCGTCCGGCGTCGCTTCGGCAATCAAGCCGTGGTCGAAGAGTTCCTGCGCCGCTTGATCGGGAGCCAGCGAGCCGCCAAACACCGCGCGGGAAACATCCTCCGAACCGTCGTAATCGCCGTGGCGGCTTTCGTCGAAGAACGTCGATCGGATCGCCTCCACCTTGGAGCGCAGCCGCCCCTTGAGCGGACTGATTGGGTCGGCCAGATAACCGTGAACCGGTTGTTCTTTGAGCTTCGCGAGTTCTGGTGCGGAAAGAATACCGACGTGGCGGGCGTGCGCTTCGTCTTCCAGTTCGGCACGGCGCAACGCCTCGCGAACTTTCGCCTCGCGCTCGATCGATTCCTTGCGGCGGGGCTCGTCGATCGCCTTGCGCGTGAAGTCTTTCCCGAACGCGGTGCCAATTTCGTCCTGATCGCGCTTCAGTTGGCCGATGCGCTCCACGATGCCGGTGAAAACCTTCGCCTTGGCCTTCGGGTCTTTGATCCGCGCGGCAGCGTCGCCAATGATCGCGTCGGCCATCGCCGCCGGGCCGAGGGAAAACGGGTTGCCCCCGTCCAGCGTTTCGCCAGTGATATCCTCGGCGACCTTCACCGCCGCCGCGTCGTGCTCGTCCTGTTCGGTCAGCCCGAACAGCTTGGAGGCGAACTCGTCGAGCTGCTTGGCGTCGAGCTTGCCCTCGCGAATGCCTTGGCGGATCGCAACCGCCCGTGCGAACGCGAGACCGAAATAGGAACGCACCGCGTCCGCGAACGCCGCGAATTTCCGTGCCGCGCCGGGTGCAAGCCGGGCGATCGCCGAGAGGTTGCGCGAGATGATGCCGCCGGGCAGTTGGCGCACGCCGCCGGATTTGCGCGTCCGCAGCACTTCCGCCTCAATCAATTCGGCAACCGCCTCGTCGAGCGTCGTGTCGTCGATGTCCGCGTCGTTCTCCGGCAGGAATCGCAGCGCTTGGCCGTCCTTCGTGGTCTTGCCCGCGAGCGCGGATTCGAGAGCGCGGATGGACTGAATCGTTTCGTCTTTCGTGAGGCGGCCAGTTGCCAGCGCTTCCCGGAAAAAGCCGTGCGCTTCTTCGTGGAAGACGGTCAGCACGGACGATCCGGCATTCAGGCGGTTCACCGTCTGGCGCACGCGCTGCTTGGTTTCGGTCGAGCTTTGGCCGAGGACGAGCTGCGCCATGGAGCCGTCGCCGCCGTTGAGGCGTTCTTTCGCCGCGACCTGCGCCGCCACGCGAGATTCATCCGCTTCGGAGATCGCCGCCTGTTGGCTGGTCGTCACCGCTTCGCCCGGGCGGAAGTCGGTCGTCGTCTGGCGGGATGCGTCGTCGCGCGCGCTTTGCGTGTCGCCCACTTCCAACATCGTCGCCAAGTAGGCCACGCGGTCGCCCTTCATCCCGTCCACCGCATCGGAATGCACCTTGGCCAGCCGGAACGCGCCGGCGGCGTCGGGTGCTTTACCGACTTCTTCCTGGGTCTCGCCGTCGTAAACCGTCCAACCGTCCGCATCGCGCACGAAGCGCGGCATCACGCCGGAGCGCTCGGCGGCTTGGACTTGCTGTTGAGCCGCTTCCGCTTCGGCCTTGAGCTGTTCAACCGCCGCCTTGGCGGTTGCGGAGAATGGATCCAGCGATCCACGCAATTCATCGACGGCGGTATTCAGTGAATACTGGCCATCCGCCGCGCGGAGTTTGGCGATCGCCTCGTCGGTCGCCCCATACGCCTTGAGCTGGTTATCGCTGGCCTCCGCGAACGCTTTGGCGCGGGCGTCTTTGGATGCGCCACCGGTGGCGCCAATGATCGCCAGCGGCAGAACGGTGACGAAGGTCGAAAGCGAGTCGCCCCAAAACCCTTCGAGTTCGCCGCCGGGTCCGGTCCATTGCACGTCGGGAACGTCGGCACCAAGGGCGTCCGCCACCTCTTGCGCGAATACCGGGAGGAAATTCTGTGTGGTCTCGATCGCGGTTTCTTCCACCGCGCCCGCCGCCGTCCTGACGCCAAAGCGCGCGGCCCGGCTGGTGATCTTGTCCGCCGCTTGGCCGAGAGTCTTTTCAAGGATCGGCAGCTTGCCCATGACGGCCTTTGCCTGCACGCGCTCAAGCAGCATCTCGGCCGATCCGATAAAGGGAGCGGCTTCCGCAGCGAATGCGGACGCCTCCGCGTCGCTCTTGCCTTGGCTCAACAGCCTGCGCCGCGTCGTGTCGTAGGCGCTGCCCTGCATCGAGAAGAACAAGAACTCCTGACCGCCCGGAACCGCAGCCGCGATCGTGGTCGCCACCGCGCCGGGGGTGCCGTAAATGCCGCGCTCCACGTCCTGCTGCCAGCCTTTCGGCCGCAAATAGACCATCGGGTCATACTCCGCGCGCTGGATGTTCAGCACGTCGGCAACAAAGTTGCGTTCGTCCTGCTCGATCTGGCCTTGAGAAATCAGGCTGGCACCACCGGAGAAGCCGACAGAAGAATTGATGGTGAACGCCTTGAATCCTTCCCATGCCTGGCGGCCGAGGTCGGACGTATCGCGGGAAGATTGCTTCTTGAGATTCGCCCAAAACGCCGGTTGCTGCTCCTTTGGCAAGCCCTTGGCCAGCACGGACAGCGAGGCCATGAATGGCTGGCGCTGATCGAGCGGAATACGGAAATAAGCGTCCTTGATCCGGCTTCCGATCGTCCCCGGGTCGGTTTGGATTTCGCTCCATACCTGCGACAACGGCCCAAGATACGGCTCCACCTGCTCGCGCACGGCCTCGCGTTGCGCTTCCCATGCTTCGAGATAGTCCGCTTCGCGCTTCGGGTCGTAGCCCGGCGACGCGCGCGCCTTGTCGCGCCATTGGGCAAACGTGCTCAGATCGCGGGAAAAGAAGTCGGTCGCCTGCGCGGTGGCGGACAGGGCGGCGGCTTCGGATAGTGTCTTGTCCAGCGCCCGGCCATCCTTGCGGCCCTTCGCGGCTTTCTGGAATTCGGCGAAAAACGCGTCGTCGCTGCCTTTGCCTCGGCCTTCGAAGGATTGCTCGGCCACTTGATCGCGCAGCATCTCATAGGCCAGCCCATCGCCAGGATCTTCGTCGGTTGCGACGTTGAGAAAGGCCGAAATCATCGCTCGCTTGCGAACCCATGGATCGAGCTCCGGCGAGACGTTGTCGAAGTCGAGAGCGTCCGCGTCGAGCTTGTCGACCGTATCGCGCCGCCATTGCCGCAATGCCTCATCGGCCGGAGCATAGAGCGCCGCCTTCATTGGGTTGTCGAGCGACTGGCGGATGCCGTCCGGCGCGGCGAGTGGCGCGCCTTCGAGCGAACTTCCCAGCGTCGGGTTGGCGGAGTCGGTAAGGGTGAGCATAGGTCGCGAGGAAATCAGAGCACGATTCCGACAACGGGCGTGTCGTTCAGCGAGGATGGTCCGCCAGGAGAATACAAGTCAACTCGGCCACGCAAGGACGGGCTGGTCCGGTCCATCCAGCGGCCGGTGTGCGTCGAGCCGTCCGCGAATCGCACGGTGATTTCCTGCTTCGGCTGGATACCGGCGGCGACCAGTTGCCGCTCCACGTCCGGCGAGACGGCGATATCGCCTTCGCGCAAGCGGTTCGGCGTGTTTTCGCCTGCCTTGATTCGTTCCGCTTCGGCATCGCTGACCCATGCGCCGATGCCGACTTTGCTGTTGCTGTCCGGGGTGGTGTCGCCTGGATAGCCGTAGGACGTGATGCGGGTGCCTTTGGGAATGTTCATGCTGGTTTCTTTGGGTGGTAGCACGCCGGGCGATCCGTCGATTGCGGTGCCTGGGCGCGCTTGATAGCGGAGCTGGCGGAATTGCAGGGAATCGGCCTTGCCGCCGAGTTCTTTGATTTTCTCGGAAACCTTGGACTCGTCGGCATCCGGGTTGGCCTGCATCCAGTTGGAGAATTCAACGCGAGCCCGGCCGTAGTTGCGATACGTCGAGTCGAGCTTCGCTTGATCGTCGCCCGAGAGGAATTGCGCGGTGTCGCCACCGGTGCGGATCGCTTCGGCGGTTCGCCAGACCAACGGATCGACGTTCGACGCCGCGTTGCCGCGTTCCTGCCAAAGCTCCTGGAATTTAAGCCGGCGCTTTTCGTCGGACTTCTCCGCGAGGATCGCCGCTTGCTGGTCGTCGTTGAAGCCGATCGCCGCGAGCTTGCCCTTGTCGCGCAGAAAGCCGCCTTGGATCGCCTCGGATACCTTCATCGCCTTGAACTCGGTCGGGCCGAAACGACCGGCCTCATAGGCGTCCTTGAGCGACTGCATGCCTGCGTCGGCGCGCGTGCGGATCTCCGCTTGGCGGCCTTCCTTTGCGGCGGTCATCTCCTCCTTGAGCCGGCGCTTGATCGGGCTATCCGGCAAGGAATCTACCAGGAACGCCGCTTCTGCGTATTGCTCCGGCGACTCCGCGCTGCCGGAGCGGAACCCCGCCAACAGGCCGGAGACCTTCCCCGCGGTGATCTCGCGGTATTCGGGCGTTTGGCGGCGCAGCTTCTCTTGCTCGTCGTGACGCTGCGCCAGCTCAACCTCCATGCGCTCCATGACGCGCGGCGGCACACGGTCCTTGAACCGTTCGCGGGCGTCCTCGGCGGTCATTTGCGGGTTGCTGGCCGCGAGGTCTTGGAATTCGTCAAAGGTCGCAATCTGCCCCTGGCGCTGCGCCTGCTTGGCCTGCGAGATGAGGTTGCGTTGATCGTCGAGCGTGAGATTCGGCTGGGCGCGGAGGAACGATTCGCTCTCGGCCGCCTTAAGGAAGCCGCCCGGGTCGCTCTGGATGTCCTGCGTTGCACCCGCCAGCGCCAGCCCACGGCCGGAGATGCGCTCGGCCTTCTCCATTTCGGCGGGCGAATACATCCCTGAGCCGCGCATTTGCTGCATCGTCGCCGCCGTGCCTTCGTGGTCGCCGCGGGCGGTGTAATACTCCAGCGAGCCGTTCATACGGCTACGACCTTCTTCCAGTTGGCGCGAGGCCGCGAGGCCGCTGAAGCGGATGCCGCGCGACGTGCCCCATTCGGTCAACTGAAGCTCGAATTTCTGCTGAGCGGCGGGAGAAAGCCCGATCTTCTTGGCTTCGACCTGCGCCTTGCCGACCATCTTTTGCCAGTCGCTCGGCCAGTTCTGCGGGTCTTGCCGCGTCATCAGGCTGTTGGAGAACTCCCCGGCCTGTTGGTCGAGATTCGCCTGAAACGCCGCGATCTTGCCCGCCTCGTCAGCCTCTCTCGCGCGCTGCGCCAGTTGGAATCCCTGCGCGCTCATTGTCTCCAAAGCGTTGCCGATATTCTGCAACGCCAGTCCGTTTTGCTCGGCGGCACGGGAATCCATCAGCGCCGGCATGGGACCGGCGGAAAGGTAGCGCATTTGGGGAAGGGCCATGAGTCAGGAAAGGAAGCCGGTGGATTTGCCGTAGGAGCCAGCCGCCCCGGCGGCACTGCTGGCGAGCTGGGCATACGAGTTCGTGCGGATCGCGCTCGCGCGGGTCTTGCCTTCGTAGAGCGACATGGACGCTTGGGATTGCAACGCCCTTGCGCGCGCCTCGCCAGCATAGGCGATGTCCAACGCTTCAAGCTGGAGCTGGGTCGCGGTGTCGCCAAGCACGGCGAGCGGCGAACCCTGCATGGCAAGGCCGTTGGAGGCGTTCGCGGCGCGCAAGGCGGCCAACTCGCGGCGAGCCTGCGTTTGCGCCCGGGCGACGTTCTCTTTGGCGACGTTGGTTTCCGCTTCGGCCTGATTGCGTTGCACCTGCGCGTTGTATTTCGCGGTGTCTTCGGCGGCTTGGGCTTGTTGGTGCGCGCCGTAGGCTCCAACGCCAGCGCCGACGACCGCCACCACGACCGCGGTGTAGAACATGCTCATGGTTCGGAAGATTCAAGGTTGAGGTTGCCGCAATGCCGCCAATGGTTGGCGTGCGGATGCCCGGCCACCAAAGGGTTTTCTGGCGTTTCGGTCATTTCCGCTACAATCGCGTCCACGTCGGTCAGATCGGTGACGTGGCAAGTGATCCAAATCGCGTCTTCTTCGACCAGCAACGCCCGGCGAGTGCCGGGCAATGTCTTTCCGATACAAGGGGCCTGATAAACCACGCTCCCCTCGTTATCGGAAGTCACCTGCACCCGCCCTTTCATCAGAAAAAACGGATGCTCGAACTTGTGGATCATGCTGGTGCCCATCGTGCCCGCAGGCATGTGCAGCTCGCGGGTGTAAAGGCCCGGAGAGAAATGATGGAACACCTCGGTTTTTGCCGGGGGCTGATCGATCATCGCCGCTTCGAGCTGGTCGATGCGCTGGCCGGTCGAAAGTTCGGACATTTCGGTGATACCGTTCATCTCCCTTGGTTAAATATCCGATACGGTGTAGCGGGTCGAGAGGGAAAGCACGTTGAGCGGCAACGGCTGCGTCTGGCGGAGAGAGATCGCGATTTGCCGGTCTGATTCGGCGTCGACCCCCTGATCGGTGGTGATGCCATCGAACAAGGGCGGGGCGGCGTCCATGTAGCCGTCAGGCGTGCGAAATTCCACTGCATCCCACGTCGTTTCGTTGCCCGAAACTTCCGCGCCAAGCGTGCGCCAAAGCTCCATCACCACTCGGTGCGGGCGCTTCTTCATCGCCTTGGTGGTCGATGCGGGATCGTTCGTTTCCAGCCAGGTCGGCGAGAACTCGGACACGTAGGGCAAGCCGACAATCGCAAGATCTGCCTCGTATTGCAGCTCGATTTCGCCATCGAGCACGGTGCGGTTCGGGTGCGGCGAGCCATCGGCCAGCACGGACACTTCCATGCCTTCGAGGTGATCCAGCCCGGAAACCGTCGTGCCGGACGGAACCAATCGCAGCGCCGAATCGACGTAGCAAAGTTCATCTTGATCCAGATCCTTGAGGAGCTGCACGGTGTCCACTTGGAAGCGTTCAATGTATCGCTTGGTGGCACCATCGATCGTGCGCTTGACCGACACCCAAATCTCGTCATCCGCGCCTTCGCCCGCGATCACCGCGACCGATTCAAAAAAGTCGTCTTCGCCGGTGTCGTAGCGGAACCAGCCGGCCACGTTTTGCTGGCGTTCATAGACCAGTCCGAGAAGCTGCCCGGTGGAGGTGGCCACCCAAATCGTGGTGTCCGGGTTGGTCTGCACCGCCATGGAGGTGATGCCGACCGGCAAATGCTCGGCGAGCATGGCCAAGTCCTGCGCGGAATAGCCGTCGCGCTCGTAGGTGTAGGCGAATTCGCGGATCTTCCGGCCGCTGCGTTGCACGAACACCGCGGCGTCCTGGATGACGCGGGCTTGAACGTGGGATGAGCCGAATCCCGATTGACGCTTGGCGGCGGCGCTGCCCGGCGTGAGCGTCTTCGCCGCGTCGCGGTTGCCGATCGCCCATTCGGAAGTGGACGTGCCTGCAAGAAGCGTCTGAATCGACGCCATCCATTGCACCGAGTTGGAAGCCTCGGCGACCAGCGTGAGCGCAAGCCCCATGTCGTCGTCCGACCCGACGCGGAAGTTGTAGTAGTCGTCGATGACGCTGCCCCAAATCGTTTGCGGGCGGGATGATGTGCCGCCGAACATGAGGCGCTGTTCGTGGAAGGTCACCGCGCGCGGCCAACCGCGGTAGTCGCTCCATGCCGCCTCGCTCCATTTCTTCGTGGCCGTGGTCGCACCAAGCTCGAACAAGACGGAGGCGGTGACGACCGTGGACGACGTGTAGCCGGTGATTTCGACAAGCCCGAAATGGTCCGGATTGTTGGCCGTGACGGTCGCCCGAAGGTTGCCGGGCATGTCGCTCTGATCGGTGGCGTCGATGTAGCGTAGCCGCAGCCAGCACGGCTCAAGCTCGGTGCCGGAAATAATCGATTGCACCTGCGCGCGCGAGGAGTTGAGCGTCCGCAGTGTTTCCCACGTCGATTTATCGTAGGAGCGTTCGACCAAAAGGGTCGCCTCCCACGTGCTGCCGCTGCCGGTCGAGGCAGCGGCAATCGATGCCGTCCAGTCGTCCAGCACGTAGAGCGCGGATGTCACGTCGGTGACGGTCGCGGTCTTGGGGCGGATCTCCACTTCCGGATTTTCGCGGCGGTGGGTGATAATCCAGCGCGAGCCAACGTGCCCAGCTACAAAGGTCGCCGCCGAGGCGGTCAGAGTGATCGCGCCGCCGGTAACAGCCGAGGCGGTGAGCGTGGTGGACGTCAGGTTTTCATCGAAGACAACCGGCCATTCCATCGCGAGTTCCGCCAGCGTCCATGTCGTGCTGTCGGTGCTGGTGCGGGTCAGCACGCGCGGTCGTCGGTCGGGATGGGTGATGACGATGACGTCGTTCTGGTGGGCGAACTGAAGATCGAAAAGCTCATCCTCCGTCCATGGCGTGGTCACAGTGACGGGCGTGCCGCCGCCGATCAAACCGGCCGTGTCGCCGGTCGTCCAAAAGCGGATTTTGAGGTCCGCGAATTCCAAGACCAGCTTGGTGTCGATGTTGAATTCGAACTCGACCAGCCGGGACTTCTTCGTGTGCGAGTAGGCCGCGCCCAAGTAGAACGTCCCTTGGCGGCGAAACGCGCCGCCGTAAACGGTCGGGCGGAAATTCCGCATGACCCGGCACGAATTCCGGTATTTCTCCAGATCCAGCCGTGGATCGGTCCACGGCGACCACTCGCCACCATTGAATGCAATGCGCCGGTCGATGACTTCAGCCACGGGGGAAAATTAGTAAGGAGTGATGAAGCGGAGCGGGTCGTATGCCGGACGCGAGCCGTAGAAGCGGGAATTGATAAGGGCCGAGCGCGAGCGCAACCGGTGCATCTGCCCATTCTCGCGGCTGCCCATTTCCATCGAATCGACGCCGGCGGCCTTGCGCAGAGCACGGTCGAACAGGGCGAGCATTTGCGTTTGCAGCCCCATGTTGGCGGTCAGCGGGATCGCGATCTTGGCGGCCAGCTTGAGCGCAACGGCTTCCGCGAGCAATGGGTCGAACGCCGCGACGCCGATTTGCTTGATGTAGCGCACGACCGCGGTGTCCGAATTGACGTAGAGAGTCGAGCCTTCCAACTCCATGTATTCGTTCGCGTGCTCCCACGTTTCGCCGTTCACGTCGAGCAACCGCAGGCACTTGGTCGGCATCGCGTAGGCGTGCGTGTAGCGATCCGATGCGGGGTTGGAGGCGTTTTGCGTCAGTGTCGCCCGGGCGATCGCGCAGTTCCACCGGTGGCCGCGCAGAACCTCGTCGATCGTGTCTTGCGCGAACTGCTTGCAGACGCGGGCCGCTTTGCTCCCGGTGTCGTCGATGTCGGAGACTTTTTGTTCCCCGATGTAACCGAGGGCGGCATTGGCGAGATCGGTGAGCGTGACCATGGCGGGAGCTGGCGGGGTAATTAAACGGAAGCGCGACGGCGGAACCCCTTCCACCGCCGCGCCGCAGCAACCAAGGGCCGATTACAGGCTCTTGAAGGCGATCACGACGATCAACTCGCCCGCTTCAATGGTGGCGGTGAAGGTCGCCAGCGTCAGCGTGACAAGGCGGGTGGTCGAGGTGACTTCGTGGCGAGTGTGCAGACCGGCCGGAACGGTGGTCGACACGACGCTGGTGAAGTCGACGGTTCCCGCCGAGGCGCAGTTGACGCCGTCCGCGTAGCGGTCAGCGTCGGACGAGTCGCCAATATCGAGGGTGAGCGCGCCGGAGGTCGCATCGTCGGTCACAAGAACCTTGGAGAGCTCCGGCAGCAGGATCGCGCCAACCGGCAGCTCGATGAGCTCGATGACGTCGGATTGAGCGTTGTCCGTGGTGAGCGGCACCTTGACGGTGACGTATTGCACCGCGCCTTCGATTTTGCGCTTGTCGTCGATGCGGTCGGCAAAGCTCGTCTCAGCGGCGACTTGCAAGATCCGTTCAGCAGATTGAGTGGTGGCAGCCATGGGAATGGAATGTTTTCGAGGTTGAGGAGGAAGGCCCGCGCCCGGTTAAGGCGCGGGCCGTGAGGATTACGGACTTTCGTCGCAGAGTACGGAGACGACGCCTTCGTCGTAGAGGCGCGCGGCACCCCAACCCCACTCGGCGTAGAGCTGGATGTCGTAGTTCTTGGTCGGCAGCATCTCGACCTTGTTGAACCAGTTCTCGGCCATGCCGACCAAGAGCGAATCCTTATCAAAGAACACGCAGGTGCGGACGTCCGTTCCGGCGTTGTAGGGCAAGAGGCTGTCGTCGATCACCACAAGCGTGGTGTCGTGGAACCGCTTGATCATGCCGGAGTCGACCGGGCGATTGCTGGTGTAGCGCGAGTTGAGGAATTTGTCATCGCGGTTGAGCGCGGCCCATTGCTTCGAGCCGATCACGCCGACGATGTTGGAATTGCCGTCCGAGTCCTGGCCACCGACGTTCGCGGCAAGGAAGCGACGTTGCACTTCGAGCAGCTTGTCATAGGACAGGTTGGAGTTGGCGGCGCTGCCGCTCGCCACGTAGTTTACGGCGATCTCTTGATCGGACGGCAAGGCGACGGCGGTGTTGCCGTTCGGCCCTTCGTAAGCGTCGCCCAGGGCTCCGGTGATGACCGTGCTAAGCAGGTCGCGACGGGACGCCATGAACTGAAGCTTTTGGATCTGCGACACCGGCGAGGCGATCGCGCCAAGCTGCATGTTCTCGCGGCGGTCAAGGATCTTGGCCGACTTGCTGAAGTTGATGAACAGCGAGCGATATTCGATCGGCACTTCGTCCGGGTTGGTATCACCGAAACGCGTGGTGATCTTGGTCGCGTCGACCTTCGCGAGCTTCTGGAAGCGCTCGGAGCGGCCGTTCATCGGGATCAGGTTCAACCACTGTTCGATGCGCGCGGCTTCCTGCTGTTTTTGGAGACGCCACTGGGAGTCATAAAGCTCCGGGAGGCCGTCAGGGATAACGTAGGAGTAAGACATTGGAATTGGTCAGGTTGTGCCCGCTGAAACGCGAGCTGTTGGAAGCTTGCTGTTTCGCGATAACCCTGACCGGGGTCGCCTCGGATCGCCGTCCGGGTGGCGCTCGTCTTGGGGTCCGTTGCCGGATAACCCTGATGCCTACGCGGGCGAGAATGCGCCCGTGTTCACGCGCTGTCTATTTCGGCGCAGCAAAAAGCCGCTCCCCGGTGAAGAGGAGCGGCCCTTGATGCTTAACTAACTGGAATACCACCGTGGGAAACCCAAAACCACGATGCGAACCCATAATGGGAACTCGCGGTTAGATCGCAAGCACTATTTGCGCTTGTTGGTCTGCGCCTGCATGGCGAGGAGGTCCATCACCTGCTTGTTGGTGACTGGATCGGACTGCCAGCGCGGATTGGCCGCCATGATCGATTCGGCCTGCTGCTGCGGGCTTTGTGAGCCGACAGCGCCACCGTTGTTGACGCCCGGAAGCGAGCCTTCGCGCAGTCCGCGGCGAGCTTCATCGATGATGCCGACCAGCTTGGGGTGCGAAATCGCCGCTTGGATGAGCGGGTCTTGCAGTTCCTCGGGGGTGAAGCGCACCTTCACAAACGCCTTGTTGGCTTCCACGCGGTCGTTGAAGTCGGCACCCCATTCCTTTTGAAACTTGGCCTGCGTTTCCTGCGTCAGCTTGTCGATCGCCTGCCCGCGCATGTCGGACAAGGCTTTCACGCCGGTCGCTTCCAGTTCGAGATGGTAGCCAGCCAGCCGTTGCGCCTGTTCCTGCGACAGGTTGAGCTCGTGGGCGAGCTTGGCGAACGTCTCGGCCCGCCCTTCATCCCACTGAACGCCGTCCGGCAGCTTCTCCGGCTTGAGCTGGTAGCCGTTCGCCTCGTTCGGGATGTTGTTTGCGCGGCGGTATTCGTCGACCTCATGCGGCTGCCATGTGGCATTCGGCGCGCCCTTGAGTTCGCGCCGGGACGCCGTGGCAAACGCGTCGTCGATCATCTTCAACGCGCCCATCTCATCCTTGGCGAGCTGAAGTTTGGCGGATGCGCGCTCGAATCCTTTGGCGCGGACGTGCTCGGTCCATCCTTCGTTGAACTGGCCATCATCGCGGACGTGCGAGCCAAAGATCGAGGACGGCTTGAAGTCGCTGGCGGACGATTGGCCGGAATCGCCTCCGCCAAGGAACGATCCGCCGGTTGACTGTTGAGTGTTGGAGGTATCCGCGCCACCGGTGGCGGCGCTGTTGTCGGTTGCTGCTGCTGCTTCGCTCATGTTTTATCAGGGGTTGGAGAGATATTTTTCGCTGCCCTCGAAGCGGCGGCCGGAGTAACGCTTTGCCGCAGTCTCGGGGCGATACTTGAACCACCACGCGACGACCTCGGGCGTCTTGTCGCCCATCTTCGGGTCACACGGCGGGCATTCCGGAACATCCTTGGCGGCAGGTGCTGGCGGAGCTTGAGGCTTCGTCTCATTCGCTTGCACGGGTGGCGCGCCGGTCGCGTTGGCCACCTCGTCCGCGTAGTAGCGGGCATATACCGGCTTGATCCATTGAGGCTTCCCGTCAACCATGGTGGCGATGTGGTCGCCCTTCGTGCTCAGGACGCGGCCGTCCGGCTGGATGGAAATTTTTCTCATAGCGGTAGCGTGATGGTGGGCGCGTCGTCTTTGCTGGCGATCTTCAGCATGGCCAGCATGCGCGTGACAACGGATCGCGCTCCTTCGAGGTATTGCAGAGATTCGGTCTCGTTCGATCGCAGTGAGTCGAACAACCGAGCTTTCGCAACTAAGTCTTCGAGCATGAGCTTGCCCGCAGGCGTGGTAAGCGCCTCGGCGTAGGTCTCGGCCAGCGCGCGCGTGGCGGCATCCTGCTTGGCCTTGGCGAGCCGCTCGGCTTCTTCGTGAGTCTGCTTGAGATTCATGCGGTGGGGTTACATCATGCCGCCGATCTGGCCGATGACCGGCCCGGCCTTGGAGAGATTCGCGGCCGTCTTGCTGGCGGTCTCCGCGTTGGCGAGCCGCTGCTGCTGCTGGGCGGCTTCCGCGCGCGCCGCTTGCACGGCTTTAAGCTCGACCTCGCTGCGCAGAAGATCCTCAGGCACTCCATTGTTGCGAGCGACGCGCTTGAACGTGTCGGGAAGCTTGATTCCGTCCGCGGCAGTCGGGTCAAGCTGGATCATCGGCGCGGCGATCTGGATGAACTCCAGAATCGAATGGTTCTGCTTCGCCTGCTGGGCGAGCACGATGCGGTTCTTGTAGAGCTTCGACGGGATGGCGATGCCTCGCACCTTGCCTTCGTTGTCCACTTGCGCCACCGATGGCGGGGGAGGAGGGAACATGCCGGCGCGGAACAACCCTCCAAATACCCGGTCGAGAGCCACATCGAGTTTTTCCGAGACGAGGCGGCCGAAGATCGGCGAGAATTGGGTCAGCTTCTCGCCCGCCATTTGGCTGGCCTGGTAGGCGGTGATCTGGCCGGGCTGCTGGGCCTGCAACGCGAACATCGTGAACAGGTCCACGAAAAACGCCTTGTTGACCTGCTCGCGCTTGTCCTGTAGCCGTTGGAACGCGACGTCGAAGCGCGCGGCGGTCTGGATTTCCTTGATCTGGCCGGGAGAGCTGTCGTCCGGCCGGTAATTCACCTCCAACGCGCCAAGCGCGATCTCGCCTTCCATGCCGGCGGGCGCTTCCACCGGTGGGAACACGCTCTTTTCGGTCGCGAGATCGGCCAGTTCATTGAGGAAATTGAGCTGGCGGCTGTCACCCTTGGCAAGGGAGCCAGGACCAAACCCCCACACGCAGCGAGGGAAGCGTTCGTAGCGCCCAATGGCGAACGGGAACTCGGCAAAGGTCTCTTCCTTGACGACCTGCTTGGACTTGGCATGCACCGTGCAGGACTTCCATGCCCCCTTCATGCCTTCCGGCTCGTTGGCGTCCGGCGCGTCCTTGCGCTTATAGACGGCGTGCACGAACTCATGCCGCTCGGTATTGGCTTCGGGCTTGCCGAGCTTGGCCTTGACATCCTTGGGCAGCTTGTCCTCGCCGAATTCGTCGGCAGCCTGCTTGGCGGTGTAGAAAAGATCGCGGTAAACCTCGGTCGGTCGGCCGCGCACGTTCTCCGCGAAGTAATATGACCCCATTGGGATCATGCGGAAATAAAGCTCGCCGCGCTCATCCAAGTCGCCGCAGAACAGGTTGCCGGTGCCGTAAATCACCAGCTCGCGGACGGCGGAGTGAAACTCCTCGTAGAAGTTTGAGGCGTCGATGAATGCGCGGGCGATCTCGGTGCATTCACGGTAGTAGGCGATGGCCTGCTCGTCCTTGCGAATCGCGACCGGCGGCGACCACTCGAACCACTCGTCATTTCGTGGCGCGACCAGCGAGCACAAGCCATTGACGCAGATCCCAGCCGCTTGGCGCGGCGTGGAATCGAACATCATGGAGGAGTCCCAGCCGTAGATGTGCATGCCCTCTCCATTGTGGTCGAAAGGCATGTAGAGCTGGGAAAGCTCCTGCATGTGCGACGTGAGCGGCATATACTCGCTCTTGAGCGCGTCGCGCGACTTGACGATTTGCTGGCCGTCCATCGCTTAGGAAAGGAACGCGTTGCCGCCACCACCACCGCCGAGGGTTTGCCCGGCTTGGATGGTGCCGAGGAATCCCGTGCGCTTGCGCCGTTGGTCAGCCGCGAGCTGGTCGGCCTGGATGGTGGCGTCCGCTTGTGTGGGGACAGGTGGCGGCGCGGCTGGCTTGGGCTGTTTCGGTTTGGAACCCATGGGGGACCACCGTGCCAGCAACCGCCCCGGCTTGGCTATTTTGGAGCAGCGAAAAGAATTCGGCCCCGAACGCGCTCCAGCGGGTAAACTTTTGCCGATCGATCGCGACGGTGGAACGAGACGAAGGGCAGCGGGAACGGCATGGCGGCCAGCACCGCTTCCATATCGCCGGCGAATAGCTCGACGTGCCAGCAGTCGCCGTCAGGATCCACGCGCCGGATGTCGGCCAGCATCTCATCCGGCCACAAACTCACCACGCGCCGGGCGACGACGAAGATCTCGGGCGTCGAGATGACGTAGCCGTGCAGGAAATGCGCCTCCACAACCTCGGTAAGCCGGTCCTGATCGGAATAGAACCGTGCGGCTCGCTCAAAGGGGGTCATCCTCGTGAGTATTTGCCCGCCGACGCCTTGCGCGGCTGGCCGTGGGTTGGCTTGGTTTGGCGGATCACTTCGCTATGGCCCTTGAGCATGCCGTCCAGCATGCTTTGGGCGAGCATGCGGAAGCTGTCCGCGCTATGCTCGGTCCAGTTCTTCAAAATCACGTCGGTGATCATGCCGTCCACCGTGGATTTCTTCATCGCATATTGCTCCAATGCGGAAATCAGCGTCTCGCATTTCACGGAGTGAAACACGCAGCGGGGAAGGATTTCGTGCGCCTTGTTGATACCTGGCCAAATTGAATGGCACCGCTTGATAATCCTCGTGTTCGTGAGCCCCGCTTGAACGAGCTGCTGCTGGAAATTGACTCCTGACTTCTCTTGCGCGGCGGCGTCGTGCGGGAGGAAGTGCTGGCCGTAGTAGTAGCCCTTTGCGTTCATGTAAGCCACGCGCTCGGCTGGCGTCATTTCGATTTCGCCGCCGTCGTGGTCGATGAGGTGGATCTCTCGGCCGACGAACTGAACGTAAGTGCAGCGGGTATGCTTGGGGCTACCCAGGTCCCAGAAGGTGTGAACCTGCTCCGAGCGATCCCATTCGAACGGAATTACCCGGCCTTCCGTGCGAGCTTGGTCGATCTGCTTCGCGTAAATCGCGCCTTCGATGGGCGACCGGAATGCTTCGTCGAGCGTCGAAGGATACTCGCGACTCATCATCATCCCCTGTTCGAGCTTCTTGGCCGCCCACCATTTCTTTCGCTCGGGGTCGAACTTCTTGCCAAGTCGCTCGGAAAGTTCGCGGAAGTAGTCTTCCGTTTCCTTGGTAACGAGGCCGTCCAGCTTGATCGCGGCCGGATCTTCGTGCCATGGGAAGAAATAAATCACCCCCTCCGCGTTCGGGTCTTTCTCAAGGATCGGCTGGATCAGTTCCCATAGGTCGCCTCCCTTGCCTCCCATCCATGTCGTTTCCACCACGCGTCGGCCAAGACGCGCGGCCGGGAATGCGCCTGAGCGAATCTCTTTGGAGCGTGGCGCGTCCGTCGCAGCGATCGGCCCCCATTCCGAGACGTGAAGCATGGAACAGTCGCCGCCGCGGCTTCCGGTCGTCGCGTAAATCACTGAATCCTGCGACTCCTTTTCGTTGCCGATCCGAATCCTTAGCTCGGAGTCGTTCCGCTTATCGAAATGGATTTGCCGCAGAATCGCCGGGTCGAGGTTATCGATCGAGAACCTGATGATTTCGACCATCTTCTTTGTCGCATCGTCCTGCTTCTGGTCGATCAGCACCCCGCGCCAGCCTGACTCAAACACGGCCGCGTCCGCCTGGAACGTGCATAACCCAGTAGAAAGCCCGAGACGCCGACTTTTGATGATGTAGGCCGGGACCGTGGGGGTTTCGATCAGGTGACGGAAAATAACTTCCTGCTCAGGGCGCGGCACGAACGGGATGCCGTTGCCCTTACCCTCCCGGCGGCAGGTGTAGAGCGTCCGCAGCCGCTCCATGCGGTCGCTGAGTAGCGCTTCAAGATTCACGGCGCTCCCGGATGCGTTGAAGAATCGCGGCGGTTTCCTCGGTGACCGCGTGCGTTACCTCTTGTTTGTCGCCGTAGCGCTTCGGGTCCCACTTCGCCAGCAGCTTGAGCCGGGTTTCAACTTGGAGTCTCGCGCGGCCGATCACGGTCTCATTCGTTATCAGGCCCTTTTGGGTCAGCTTCCAATCAAACCGCTCGTCGTCGGCGATCTCCATGCACTGACTCGCCAGGAAATCGTATCCTTCGTTGCGCGCGCGCGCGAAGTCAGCGGAAAATCCTTCGTGCTTCTCTTTCCAATCGGACACCGTGCGAACGGCTGGCATGTGATCGTCGCGACAAATTACAGCGAGCGGCTCGCCTTTCGAGAGACGTTCGCAGATTTCGTCAGCGAGTTCCGGCGTGTAAAGCGTCGGCCTGCCGTGCGGCTTTTTCGTCTCGTCCGCGTTCGCCGTTTTTTTCGCTGGCATGGGCTGCACTGGTTTCTTCCCGAGATTATAAGCAAGGCTGTCAAGCCTCATTCGGGCTTGAGCAATTCGTGAACGTGGCGACGTCCTTCGTCGGTCAGCGAGTAGATCGCACGGCGCGAGTTGTTGCCGGTCTTGGACAGGTGGCCCAGCTGCATGAGCCGGTATAGGCTCGCGTATGCTCCGCCGTAGCTGGCACCGGCCGCAGCAGCGAGGTCGTCGCAGTTTTTCGGCCCTGGGACGAGAGCCAACAAAACGAGGCTGTCGATGTCGGACAGCCCCTGTTTGCGCTTGCGCTGGATGAGGGTCGCGGCGGTCATCGTTACGGGATGCCGTAACATTTAAGCGCCAAGACATTCAAGAATTAAATTGCCCGGTTACGAGATCCGGTGACGCCGTTTCGCCGCGCCCGCTCAAATGCGATCTCCTGCCGTCTTCGTCGGCCTGCGAACAGGTGGTTCCGCCCGGCTGGCTTCGTTTTTGTGGAGAGTTTAACCCATCACCCCGGACTTGAACCGGGAACCCGCCTGCCTCTTGGGGCCGACGCTCTACCGTTGAGTTAGCGATGGGTGAAAGTGGTGGCCTTGGCGGGATTCGAACCCGTAACTTTCGCCCTTTGCGCGCAGGGGCGAGCGTTTTACCGTTAAACTAGCAAGACCATTGGTTGCCGGGCTTCCGGCTGAAATCTGTCAGATCAAATGGTAATCGTTGATCGGAGGAAGGCCGTTCGCGGCCCGTCTGGCGTTCTTCGCGTTCAAGCGATGAAGTCGCTGGGTCAGGATGTCAAGACCGGCGCGCTGGCAGCAGCGGTTGACGTATCTGTATTGGGTGTTTCCGAGGTTAGGTTTCATATCGCGATAGTGAGCAACGTCTATGCAATCGCCCGCCGGCCGTCAAGCGATAGGTTCGTCCTGCACTGACGGCGGCACCCATCTCCAACGCAATGCCCGGCCGCTTCGAAGCCATTTTGTGCGGATGCGGCGCTTCTTCGAGCGAGGATATACGAAGTGAAAATCCCAATACCCTTGTCGGCGTCGGCGCTCGGCCTCTTTTTCGACTTCTTCCATGAAGATGTCACGTGCGCGCTGGAGCTGATCGATCGTCAGGCGGCTTGTCGCCTGAGCCTCGGACGCTGTCATTTTGCTGGTTTCGTTCATCAGCAAGGCAAGTTCGTGGTTTTCCCGCATTGGCACCGACCTTCAGCGCCTACTCCTTTGTCGCTCCAGTTGCCGGTTGGCACGAATTGGCATTCATGAGGCCCGTTCGCCGCCCTCCATGCAATAGCCGCGCGGTAACGATGGAGTTTTCGCTTTGTCTTCCATGCGAAGTATTTCGCCGCCAGTTTCTGGAGCTCGGGGTTTCGCACGTAGCGCGCCCAGCATGACCCAGCTATCTCGTAATCAAGAAGGAGTTCAATTTGTTTGCGATATCGGTTCATGATTCTTGCCCTGGCGGTTTCTCCTCTCTTTCTCTCAGGATCAAAATCTCCATCTCTCCGGCGAAACGAGAGATCGACATGAGTTCGTTGGCCTTTGCGATCGCCCCCGCCTCGATATGAGAAACGGCCTTACTTGCTGCCTCGGTTGCGATCTTGTGCCAGTCATCGGCTGCGTTGGGCTCGCTCATGGCTTCACCTCCTGAGCCACCTTGAGCGCAAACCAAGTCCTTTTCAGATCGGCGCACTCCTTATCTTTGACGGCCGCATCGGCAGCGTAAACCATCGCTTTTCGCGAGAGCGATTCATGTCCGCCCGTGGCCGTCCTGTTGATTCGATAGAACTCCTCCAGCGCCTTCGATTTAACTCTGGCGCATGCGTCGGCCCATTTCCTCCACGCGTTGAATTCTGCGGTAGCTTTCATGGCTATTCGTGCCCGTTCAGGGCGTTGTGGGCGACGGCTCGAATCTGGTCAAATGCGTAATAGGTCTCGTCGATGTCCATGATCTCTTGCAGCGCGGCACGGTAGGCGTCGCGCTCGCGTTCGAGCTTGCGGGCGAAGTCGGCCTCGACCCACCAACCGCCGGTTGCAAGGCGCTTGCCGTGTAACTCCATCGTCGCGGCATCCGTCTCCGGCGTGTCGTTCTTTCGTTCTTCGGGCATGGTCGTGGTTATTGATTGATCGCCTCCCCGACGAAAATGCCTGGCGTGCTCGATTGGTGAATACGGACGCCCATTAAGCGAACCTCGCCCTTCGCCTTGAGCGAAAGAACGCGATTTTCCCCCGCCCATCGCATGAGCGCCGAGTATTCCTTCGACCCGAGCCACGCGTCTGTCGGATTTGATGGATATACCCGGTTTCTCATGAACTCGTGCAGGGCATCTCTCAGTCGATCGACCACTTCGCTGTCATCGTAAGATGTTGCACACGGATGGCCGATGAGCTTGGCGACCCGGACGACCTGTTGATCGTCGAGCGACGGAACGAAATCAGGATAGTGAGCCTCGAAACTCGCGCGCACCTCCTCGTATTTGACCGGCCAGCGATCCAGCGCCCACGCCGGGAAAAATTTATCCTTGAAGGCATCCCACCACGTCGCCGGGAAACGCGCGACTTCGCGAGATACCGGTTGATCGCCGTAAACGGATCGATCCAACTGAATGATAAGGCTCTCCGTCATGTGCTCGCGCACCTCCCGGATTCGCGTGGCCGCTTGGCGTTCGTCGATGCGCCCCTGCATTCGGTAATCCTTCCGGTGAAGGGCGACGTTCTCGAATGCTGCGTCGCAAGGCATAGATCCTTGGGGGAAGTCGGTGTATGGATTCATGGTTTTACTTGGTTTTAGTCTTCACAAAGCATCTCCTTGGCTCGATCCAGCGCGGCCACGAAGGAAGGGTCGGTTTCCAGTAGGACTTCGACGCGCTCCAATCCGCGGCTCACCGTGGCCTGCGATCTTCTGCCGAGGATGGCCGCGGTCTCCATCTGCCCGATCCCCGCATACACCATGAGCCAGTAGCAGGCGAGGCGAGCACGGTTCACGTAGAGGCTCGAGTCCCTTGATTTGAGCCTGTCTTCCGACACTGCGAAAAACGTCTCGATCGCTGAAAAGATGGACGGCCCGACGATCTTTTCCAATTCGGCATACTGCATTTTGAGCGGCCTGCACGATTGCCGGACTTTGTCGATTTCGGCTTGGATTTCGTCGGTTGGATTGGGTTGCAGTTTCATTTTTCGGATTTGGTTGGAATAAGCCCGGCGGCTTTCACTTCGCGGAACGCCTCGGTGACGCCGTGGAGGAACTCAGGCTCCTGCTGGCCGAGATCTTCGGCACGCGCGATTCCCTTGATCACAGTGGTGTGACAGGCCCGGTTGGTTAGAAAGGCGATCTCGTTCAGCGACAGGCCAGCGCGGCGCAGGATGATGTAGGAGGCGATCCGAGCGTTGCTGACGCGTTGGCAACCCCTCGCCCCGAACACTTGCTCGGGCAGCACGCAGAACGCTTTGGCGACAGCCTGCTTCACCGGCTCGGCGTATTTGTCGGCCAGCGCCTCATGGAGCACGTTGCTGCCGCTTCCTCCCACCTTGCGTCGTTTCAGCTCGGTGATGAGGTCGTCGATTGGGATTTCGGCGATGTTCATGTCGTGTCTTTGTTAAACAACTTCAAGTCTCTGATTGAGAGTTCGACTTACCACCGTTCGGTGATGACGTTTTCATTGCACTTCGGGCACTTGAATCCTTTTGCGCCGTCTGATCCGCCGCTGTAATCCTTGCCACTCCAAAGAACGACAACATCCTTTGGAACGTATTCTAAGGTCACTCCGCAGCTACGGCAGACCACTTGCTTTGCCACCGATTTGTCCGGTGTTTCGTTGATGATTTTCACACTCATAAAGTCGAACTAGTCGCCGCACGGGAGCGCGGCAGGGTTGAGGGTGCTTAAAGGTTAGGTGACGCGCCCCGTGGGGCTTGGTCGTTCGAGAATTCGCGCAGCCGGTCGACTGCGGCGCTGGTGGTGGTGAACGTCCCGAGGTAGTGGCCTTCACCATCGATCTGGACGCGGACGTTGAACCGGCCTTTGTAGCCGCGGTAAACGTGGCGCGGCAGTTCCGACCCGTCGCGGCGCGGGGTGGTGTCGAATGAAATCGCGCATCCTGGCACGGCGCGGCTGGCGACGCCCTTCGGCTTCTTGGCTGGCTTCGGCAGCTTCTTCGCGGCCTTGATCGCGAGGGTGAGTTCTTGCGGGCTCATGGGTTGGGTTGGTTAACCTGATCCTCGGCGTTCATGGCCTCCCATCGCTCTAGTGTGGTGATAGCTTCTCGAACATCGGTCGTGACGTCCTTGTGCTTGCGTCCACAACGAAGGATCTTTTTAAGCGCTTGGAAAATCACCGGGTCGGTTATTTCGTAAGCGCGAGCTATCCGATAGGGGTCGGACAAGACTCCTCCGATTCTAACGGCATACGGGTCGCTCATGGCTTCGTCCGGTGTGATTGTCCTGTCAGTTCGAGGATGGGAAGAGGTCAAAGACGGCGGTGCGGTCCATCAGCCGCCCAATGATCGGCCCGGCGTTTGCCTTGCTGATGACCTCGGAAAATCCCACAGGATGCACGTTGGCGCTCCACAACACGGGAAGCCGGTAATTGCGCCGATGGTCGAGGATCGTGAAAAAATGCCGCTCGAATCGATTATCCCACGTGTTTTTTCCGATATCGTCGATCACCAGCACCGGGGCGTATTGGCATTCGAGCAGGTGCTCCCGGGCGTTCGCGGCAAGCACGTGATCGCGCGCATTCGATCGCTCCGCTTCGGTCTGAAGCTTCACCGCCGATGTCCAAGCGATCCGCTGTCCGGCGCGAATGCCCCGCATCGCGAGCAGCGCGAGAATCCGCGTCTTGCAGCCGCCTCCCGGGCCGATGAGCCCAAGCCATTCCGCGTTGGGGCCCGCGGTCCAGCGGCGCACCGCCTCCCAAAGAGGGCGATTGAAATCCGGGTGATCGAGTTCCGTATCGCGCAGTTCCGGCGGGATTGTCGATTCGATCCGGTTGGCGATGAGTTGAAGCCTGGCTTGCTCGTCCTCGATAGCGATCGCCCTGCGGTGCTCGGCTTCGCATTGGTCGCATCGACGGGAGAGCGTTTTGCCGAAATCGCGGCCCATGATGATGATCGGCTCGTAGGGGACGGCTGCACCGCATGCTTGGCACGGCAGCGACGAGACGGATGGAATTGCGCGAGGATCGCTGCTGACATCCGATTGAGCGTCGTCCGCTGCCGTAACCCTCCGGGCGGGCTCCGCGTGGATGAGAGAGGTCGTTTCGTTCATTTTTGGGGGTTGAGTGGAATTTTGGTGACGCTTGACGGCCTGCGTCCGCCGAGTTCGAGCTTCTGCCCGTCTGAGGTGGTTCCTGGCGCGTTCTGGCGAAGAATCGTCGCCGGGTCGTCCGCCCAACGCATCTCGCGGAAGAATCGGGCAGCACCGATCACGAACTTGTTCAGGTGGCCGGAAGGGAGCTGCTGAATCGCGGACGCGATCGCCCGGGTCCCGGCGAGTATCGATTCCGGGTCTTCGCCGTTCTCGATGTGCTTGGCGACGATGGCGAGGCATTCGGCTTTTGCCTCTCGTCTCGGGTATGCTGAAACGATCGTTTCGATCAAATTGGGATCGGTCGCCTTATAAATCTCTGTAAGAGATTTATTCTTCTCTTCTCTTCTCTTCTCTGGTCTGACATTTTCACCCTTTTTGTCGGACGTTTTGTCCGACAATTTGTCCGACGCTCGTCGGAACCTTTTGGCCTCCGATTCAAGGGCTCTCGCCTTCGCGGAATTGCCGTTATGTCTCTCAAAATTAGGGACTTGGAAATTGCCGTCTTCTCCTTCTAGCCAGCCGATCGTCAGCAAGCCCGAGGTGAACCCTTCGCGTCCTACGAGCTTGTCGAGGCGTTGACGAGAAACGCGGATGCCGGTCCCGTCCGCCGTCTGTCTGTCGATCCACGCCCAGAACCGGACAAGGAGTCCGACGGTTGTCGGATCATCTGTCCCTAAAATGTCGGACAAATGTAGGACATTTGCGTCCTCCAAAAGATCGACCCGAACCTTGATCCAGTCCCCGGCCATTACGCTGGCACCTCCGATTTGAGATTCTTTGACGAAAGAACGCGGCCCAAGCGGATCACGACATAGCGGAGCCCCGGCGTTGCTCCCCATTTCGGCATTCCGATCCCGTGGCGCCATCCCTGGAATTCAACGGTGATCGTCGGCACGTCTTGGCCGTAGCCGTTTTTGAACTCGATCAGGTCGTATTTCCGGTGCGAGTAGCCGTCCTTTTCCAGAAGCCGGGAGTAAATCCAAGGTGATGGATCGCGGTATTCCTCCATCTTTCGTCCACTGGCGATCATGTCGAACCATTGGCGCTTCAGGGTAAGGCGCAGCACGCGGGGATTCCGTGGGGGCGGGTTCATGGCAAAAAAAAGAACCCCGCCGCATGTGAGCCCCCGTTTTTGACGGGCACGCGGCAGGGAAAAGTTTTTGGAAATCTGCTTTCATCGGGCTCAACGATGTCCCCAAACAAGGGGCGCGGTTAGATTGAGGATTTCGGACTTTCTTGCAAGCGAAATTAAAGCGGGTTGCCCTCGGCGTCGGTTTAGCGCATTAGAGCCTTGCCTTCCGGCGCGTTCACCTCATCAAGGATGTCGGGGCGATCTTCTACGGGCGTATCCGCGTAGCAGGAAGCGGGCTCCCACCCTTCGTCAGTCAGAACCATGTGCACCTGATCGACATGGAGGAAGTATCGCTTCCACCAGTCCAATGCGGGGCTTAATTCGTTCGGGCCGAGATAGTCGGCAGCTTCCTTGAGTAGTTGTAGTTGTTGTTCGTTCATGTTTTTATGGGATGAGAGTGATTTCAACGCGGGGATTCGATCGATCGATTGCGATCGTCGGACGGCCCGCGAGCGCGAGAGTGTGGTCGTCCACCCGCAGCGCGTCGGCGATGCCGTCACGATACGCTTTGCAAGCAGCGGCGGCGTTGTCGTCGTCGCGACGACGGGCATCTGGAAAAAAGAAAGTCAGCGTGTAGCCGGAGAATGCTGGCGCGGATTGGCCGCCAAGCGCGGAGAGCGCGACAAGCTTCGCCTGGTTGCGGTGCGTTTTCGTGTGGCGAGCCTTCGCTGTCCAATGACACCGAGCATTCGGCGAAAGCATCTTGTGGGGAATTGGGAGGGATAGGGTCATGGGGAGAGGGTCAGGAAATCTTTCGGAAAGGGATCGGAGCGTCGTCGATCCCGACGTCCAACGGCGAGGAGACGCGGCTCGCCAGCCGAGGTAGGCAGTGCAGATACACCTCGGTTGTCTCGATATTGGAGTGGCCCATCAGGTGCTGGAGCTCCTGCACGGTCCCGCCGTTTTCGAGGTAGGCGGTCGCGAAACCGTGACGGAAGGCGTGAGCGGTCACCCGCTTTCCGATGCCGGCGTGCCGGACCGCAGTCTTGAGAGCTTTGGAAAATCCTTCTTCGTGGCGATGATGCCGGCGGACGATGCCGCTATCGGGGTCGGTAGATTCTCCTGGCGCGGGCCACAACCAGAACCACGCCCACTCTTGCCCGGCGCGCGGGTATTTGCGCGTTATCGTGTCCGGGGTAAAAACCCCTGGTCGTCCTGCTGCTCGGTCCTCTTGCCAGATCGCACGGCAACAAGTCAGTCGACGCTCGAGCACAGGGATCAATGACCGAGCCAATAGCGTCACCCGGTCTTTGTCACCCTTGCCGCTACGGATCGTCACCGTCCCGCGGTGCAGATCGAGGTCTTTGACGCGCAGGTCGAGGCATTCGCCGATGCGTAGGCCAGAACCGACCAGCATCGATGCGACTTCGTTCCATGGCTCGCGCAGATGATTAATGATCGCTCGGGCTTCCGTCATGGTGACCCAGTTCGGCACTCGGTTTCGTGGTTTAGGCCGAACCCACGGCGGAAGCTTGGCCAGCGGCCTGCCCATCGCCTTGTAAAAGCAGACGAGCGCGTTTAGCCCCTGACGTTGGTGGGATTCCGAGCGGTTCAGCGCCAGCCAGGATAGGTAGGCCGAAACCTTCTCTTCCGGCGTGGCGCACGGTTCATCGGGCTTGAACCGACCAAAGCAGGCGACGTGCGACCGATAGGAGCAACGGGTCGACCGAGCAAAGCGCATCTCGCGCATCGCCTTATCGAATCGTTCCAATGCCTCCTGGGTTGTCATGATAAACCAACTTTTTTCCGATGAATCACCTGTTCTGGAGACGGGATTTCCGGCGCTCCAATTGGCGTTTAAGTATCGCAGCAAGGTCCGCCAGAGCGTCCATATCCTCGGGTTCGATCTCGCCGATCTTATCAGCTTCGATGATGAGGCGGGCGTGGCATGACCCGAGTGGGAAGAGCCAGTCCGCGAACTTCAGAGGCGGAGCGTCAGGGGCTCCAGAACCAGCCGATGGAGATTCGACGCCCGGGAGCGCGTCAGTTTTCGGAGTGTTTTCCATATGATTTTCGGGGGTGTTCGGAGTCAGTGAGGGCGCGTCTCATCTGTGGCGTTGGGCGGAAGAACGCCGTCGAGACGCGCCCACCATGAGATGTCTCGATCCGTCCATCCGAAGTCGAAGTCGCCGGATGCCGCGTTTGAGAAATCAAGCGATTCAGAGCCGTCGGCATGGACGCGCACGGCGGACACTTCGGGACCGTCATTACAATCCACGATCACAAGCAGCAGGTCGCCGTCTCGCCACCACGGATCACCGTTCGGCGAGCTTTCTTGAGCGGTTCCGCCGCCGCCATTTGCGGGGCCTGGATACCACTCCAAAGACGCACAACAAGGCGCGGCAGCGGCAACCGGCCGGTCGGGGGCAGTTTGTTTGTCGATTTCTTCGGACATGATTTGAGGTGGTTGAGAGTTTTCCGGCATCACTCGGCCGGTTGCTGCGCTGGAGCGTTCTCGCTGCATTCGTAGCTTCCTCCGATCCGAATCGGTGCACGGTCGTCGGCTTCTTCGGCCCCAAGATACCGCCGGATGTCGCGGCGAAGTTGGGTGGGTAGCACGGTCGGTTCGCTATCCAACCTCAGAAACAGCGACTCAGCCTCATCCAGTGTCGTGTAGGCGTCGCCGACTCCGATGGTCATAGCCGTAAGTCCATTGTGCTCGTAAGTTAGTGGATTGGTCTTTTTCCATTCTGCTTCGTCGGTCACGCAATAGACGACCGTGACAAAGCGAGAACCAGTCGCGGGAGCCAACGCTTCGCGTTGGGGTTGTTGGGTGTCGGTGTTTGTTTCCATGGTCAGTATTGGTTGGAGCGCGGCTCCGCTTGGTCGTTCGCTGGATCAAGGATCGTGCCGTCAGCGGTGATAACGACGAAGTGCCCTCCCAGTCCGGGCTGGCCTTCGATTCGATAGACAAGCGGGCCCGTTTTCGCGATGTGCGGCGGCACGCCAAACGCTCCCATCAGGTCGACCAATTCCCCGGCGGTCATTCCAGCCCCATTGCCCACCGCACTTAGGCGAGCCTCCTTTTCATCTCGGTTTCCTGATTGCAGGTAAAAGCTTCGGACTTGCGCGTAGGTTTTTCCCGCGAGCATTGCCACGCAAGCGATCCCGCATCCGCTGCGGTCCTCCTGCGCGACCAGCGAACCAGCCGCCGGAGCGCAACCTGGCTGCGCGGGTTGCTTTTGTGGTGTGTTGGTCGTTTTCATGGCGCTTCGCCGGGTTGCTCGGCTTGGTCGTTCATGCAGCATCCTTGCCGTAGGCATACGCGGGCAGCCCGGCCTCTTGGATGTGATCCCACGGCGAAGGCCAGATGTCGGTCGTGATGCATTCGACCCACTTGCGAGCCGCCTTCTGATACCAGTCACGGCCGACTTCGAACGCTTCGGGCTTAAGCCGAACGATGGCCACTTCCCACGGCGCTGACGAAAGCTGGAAGACGAACACGAACTCCTTGCGCTTTTCGCCCGTGAGCGCGTTCCACATGTCGAGATAGAGCGCGGCCTGCGCGTGATAGCCGCGCTCGTAGATAGTCCGTTCAAGCCCGCGGATGTCGTCGAGTTGGCCGATTTCCTTTAGATCGACGAGCGTGTCGCCCCATTCGCCAAGGCGGCTCGGCACGATGTCGAGCAGGCCCTTGAGCGGCAGCACCTTGTCCCCATGAAGATAAGAATCGAATCGCATCGCGACCTGGGTTGCCGCGCCGTCCATCATCGACGCCACGGCCGGGTGATCGAGCAGGCGGTTCATGGCCTTCGTCGCGTCAACGAGGTCGTCGGCCGTCACGATCTCCTTATCTGGCCGCTCGTCACGCCACGCCTTGCAAGCGTTGGCATTCCAGTTCCACGGCTTTGCGATCATCGGCGCATCCTTCTTGGCGCTTTCCGGGGCAAGGTAAGTCTCCGGGGCGACCACGTAGCTCTCCGCGAAGAGCGAGGGCGTCAGCGTCAGACAATCGACCAAGCTGCCCCAGCGCATCGCCGCGGTCACTTCCTTGGGCGGCGAATCATTCCAGCGGCGAGGATTCGGAAAGAAATCCCACAGCAGCGACTTGGAGGCGATGCGCGTGCCGTCGATCTCGCGGGTCGCATGGTAGTCGGCGGGCTTCATGCCGTGATAGACGCCCGGCGCGGGCCAGAGCGCGGTCACAGGTGCGGCGACCGGATCTTTCTTCGCCTCGGCCTCGGCGAGCTTCTGGAAAAAGCGCGGCTCGGTTTCCGGTTTGAGCGGCAGGGTCATTTCTCGCGGCATGGCTCAGGCGGTTGGGGTTTCGGTTTTCGCGGCTGGCTTCTCGGCCTTGGTGAGCGGGTTGGTTTCCACCACGGTTTCGACTTCGAACCAGTCGGCAGCCACGCTCATGCCGTCCTTGAGCGAGTTATAAACTCGGCGAAGGCTGACGATTTGCGCTGGCGTGATCGCTTCGAGACGTCGCTGAATGCGCTTCTCGATTTGTTCCTTGGTGACGCCGAATGGCTGAAATCGATCGACCATCTTTTTCAGTGCGTCGGCGGAAGTGTCGGCCTCGGCGCTGAGGGTGGCCGCGCATTGACGCTGAGCCTCTTCGACCACGTCGCCAGGGATCACGGCCAACAGGCATGCGCGGACGCGGCGCTGGGCCTGGTTGGCGATCAGCTCGTAAATATCGCGCTCATCCTTCAGCGCGTAGCCGCCCGCGCGGGTGTCACGCCAATGCCGCACCGTGAAGCGAGCGGGGCGGCGCACGTTGTTTTCCATGTCCCAAGCGTATGATTCCACCTCGGACACGCCGACACCGTCAGAGCCTTTGCTGCGGGCGATTTCGCGGAAGCCGAACTCAATGTTGCCCCAATAGCCAGCGATCGCTTCGGCGAGTCGGATCGACGGCCCGGTGATGTCGGTTCCGCCACGGGAAAAGGAATATTCGGCTTGCTCGGCGAGCCCTTGGCGAGAGCACGCGTTGAGGATCTTGTCGAGCGATGCCTTTTCGTCGCGCGGGAATCGTTTGGCGATCACCAGCGCGGCTTGGACTTCTTGGATGGCGCGCTGGCCTTCGATGGACGCGAGAGCGCCGTGATTTTGCGGGAGGAGCGGATTGGATTCGGTCAGTTGGGTATTCATGGTGGGTTGGGAGAGTTGATAAATTACGCGCCGATCTTGGCCATGGCTGCCCACGACGTTTCGCGTAGGCGCTTTAAGAATGCGAAGTCTTCGGGCGTTTTTGGAATACAATTGCCACAACGAAGACAGCAGATGCGAGGATGAACGATGACGAAAGTGACTGTATTTTGCGTGTATCCCTCTTCGTCGGGGCTGGCGTTTTCCACCTCCTCAACGGTCGAATAAGAACCATGCACTCCACTCGTTGAGAAAAGCACGAAGTTGTATTCATCGGCCTCGCCTGTCGGGAAAATTTGGCGAAGCCCCTCCATTCCATGCTCATTGGGGCAACCATAGTTGTTATAGTGAGCGCCGTCCTTTTTGGTGAAGGATTCCCACACCCCGCTTTTCGCTCCTTCGGCCATTGGGCCACTGATGATGAGATTCATGATTTTAAGCATCTGATGGGTTAGCGTTTGCGGCGGAGGAAGGCGACCGCGGCGAATGAGAGGAACAGCACGGCGGCCCCGGGTTCGGGCACGGTCGCGAGGCAGGTCGCGGACTCGGCGGCATCGCCGATGGATTGGACGTGGAAGCCAATGCGGCCGGCGTAGGGTTGATTGAGAGTGAAGCTCAGGCGTTCGCCCGCGCCGATGCCGTTCTTAGGGGCCGGGCTGTCGGCCAGTAGCGCGGAGAGCGATTCGAAGCTGAGGTCCTGACCTTGCGGCAGGTTCTTATCGCCCGCCGTGAAATGGACGTATTGCGAGGCTTCGGCGACCGTCAGTGAAACCTCGGCCTCGAAGTGGATCGAGGTGATGATCGCGCCGTTCGTGGAGTCGTTTGAGAGCGTGAGCGTGCCGCCGTCTTCGGTCAGCGAGAGAAGCGTGCCAGGGTAGTCCGGCGAGCCGGTGATTTGGTAGGTGATCATGAGTCAAATGCGAGTGATTCGTTTGCGTGATTCCTCCACGCGGATCAACCGACCGTGGCGGCGGGCTTCGCGGTATTGGGCGCGTGAGATCGCCACGCATGCGACGGCGAGGAGATTGGCAAGGCATCCCGCAGGCGGATTCACGGCAAGCGTGAAGAATCCTCCGGTAAAGCTGAGCGCGCCGATGATCGCGGCCCCGACGCAGAAGATCCAGTGGTTCGCTCGGTCATGGCGAAGGCGTTCCGTGATGGTCATGACTCCCTCCCGAGTTCGCGTTGTTCCTGGATCAAGACGCCGATGTGGTCGGGGCAATACCCGTCTTCCCATCCGGCCTCTTGGCGGGCGAGTTCCTTCTGCTGTTCGAACTCCGCGCCCATGGCGCCCTTGGTGATGTCGAAGGTCTCCTCGGTGGCGAATTCTTCCTCTCGTCCGCAGACGCAGCAGGTTTCCGTCCAGCGCATGCGGTCGATTTTGCTGTAGATGTTCATAGTTTCTTGGGTTGAGATTCTAGCCATTCGATGTAGTTGGCCGATTCCTCGGCAACGGTCGGGTCGTCCCATTCGTCGAGAAGCGAATTAGCCAGCCAGCCAATGAAGCGGATCGCGTCATCGCCGCGAAGGGCGCGGATTTTCTCGCTTAGTTCGGCGCGGCTCATGGGGCGAACGGTTAGCGGCCCTTGCACGGGCGGGAGTCCAGCGGCCGGGCGCGCTTCAGTGCCTTCTTGCGCTTCTCGATGCGGGCGCTAACGGCTTTCGGCAGCTTCACCACGCGCTCAAGCCGCGGGCCTTGGATCGAAAGACAGCCCTCATCGAAGTCGCGAACGGCCTGCGCGAAGATCATTTCGCCGAATGCCCGGATTGGGACGCCATGGGATTTAGCGATCTCCTGAATCCGCTGGTGAGTCTCGCGGCCAACGGGGATTTGCAAGGTGACGATGTCGCTCATGTGGGAGCACCATCGCTAACAGGCGGGCCTAACGCAATAGAAAAATATACGAATCCCTAATATTTTTTTATTAGGCGTCGCAATCTGTTGGGATTCAACGCTTCGCCCATGTGCAGCCGGACGCGCCGCACCCTCCCGCCATGCGATCGATGTCCCTCTGAAGCGCCTTGATAATCTTGGCTTGCTCTTCAAGCCGCTTGTCCTGCGCCGCAAGCCGGTCGGTCATGATCTTATAGACCGTAACGGCCAAGGTTGAGATCACTCCCCCAGCGCCAAGCAAAGCGGTCAGCAGCCAGCCAATAGGAATCGCTACGCCTCCATCCATCTCAGTTGATCGGGCCGGTGGTGAGAATGTAGGGGAAAGACTGAAGCCCGGTCTTTTTGAACTCCATGAGAGCCAGATGATAAAAGGCGTCCCACTGATCTGGATGGATCGTTTGGCATCCAAGGCTAGACGTCGTGTTGTATCCGCCTTTGTGGATGTTGATCGCGACTCCCGGCCAAGGAACGTCGATTCCGTCGCGAGTCACTGGAAGCTCTTCGTCCTTGGTTGCTGGACGGAATGCTGGATACCCGCCATCTGGACGGCTTAGGCCATGATTCCCAGGATGATACCAGTGAACCCCTTCCGCGAGAGTCGCCACGCCTTTCTGATAGCGGCTGGGATCGACGTTTGCGTTGAAGCTCGCGAACACTTCCGGCCCTACCACGAAGACGCCGTCGTCGTAGCAGTTGCGGTCATTTACCCCCGGCTTGCCCATGGAATTCATGAAGTAAGCCCGAATCCCAAGGGCGAACATGTCCGGGAACGATGCGGTTGTCCCTGACTGCTTCCACTCTTTGAGGGCGGCGGCGATCACCTGTTCGCGGGTCGCCTTCGGGCGGGATGAGGGGAGGATGCTCATGGCTTTGGGGGATCATCCGTTGGGCGGCGCATCTTCGGCAGGGTGACGAAGATGAACCGCATCCAATGGAGAAAGTGGTTCACTTTTCGGCGACGATCTTCGCGACCCCGGCAAAGGTGGCGGCGTCGACGTTGACTTCCTTTGAGCCGTCCGGGCGGACGATGATCGAGCAGGACGACATTCCGAGTGCGAATAAGGCGGCCGTGGCCGCCATGGTGATCCAAAATGCAATTTTCATGGCTTCTGATGGTTGTCTTTGGCGACGTAGCCGAGGATGGCGAGCAGGACCGGCACGACGTAAAGCGTCCAGTCCTTGAGGTTGCCGCCGTTGGTTTGGTAGGTGGCGAGCGCCGTGACGCCAGCCAGTAAAGCTCCGAGAATAGTCGTCTTCATTTTTCGTGATTATTGATTATTAAGCTCTCCCGTCAATCTCGCCATGATCCAGCAGAAGCCGAGATAGGCGAGAATCGGCAGGGCGATCGGCAAGGCGAGGATGGAGATGGCGAGCTTCATGGCTGCGGAAGTTTCACGGCTTGGAATCGCGTGTTGCCGGATCCGGATACGTTCCAGTTGGTGCCCTGCGGTGTGTTGTTCGCCTTCGCGGCGAGCGTGAGGTAGTCCGAGCCGTTCAGGAAAATCTCAAACGATCCGCCAATGACGGGCTGCCCGGAAACCGGCAGATAGCCCGCTCCCAAGGTGGTTAGAAAGCCGCCGTTTTTGAACAGCGCGACATGACCCATTGCGCCCGATCCACCGCCAGAGAACATCGCCGCGCCGCTGATGCGGTAGAATCCGGCGGGCGGGGCGAATCGGGAGTTGGCCGAATCCCAATACTCGGCACTCACGTTGTCGTTAAAGCCGGAGAGCTGAACGTATTGGTCGATAGCCGAAAGCGAGATCGACGCGGAGCCTTCGCGGCTGACGTGAGTGAATCCGCACGAAAGATCGACACCCCGGAAGATTTGCAGGCGGTGCGAGGCTTGGAACACGTTGGCCGCGCTCACTGCGGGATCATCCCATCGTTGCGAGCTGATTTGCGGGACGATCAAATCCCACGCGCCCGGCTTCGACGGAGAAGGAATCATGTCGAATCGGTATTGACCGAGCTTGTCGTAAGCGGCAGGGCCATTCGGCAGGCCGAGCGTTTGCTGCTGGATGATCGGCAGCGCGCCGTCGCGGCCGGTCCAGTTTACTCCATCGCTGGACGACACCCATGAAGGTTTGTAGCTGCGAGAAGTGATGCCACCGTAATAGATGCCGTCGCGCTTCTTGACCGTGGCGTGCCAGACTTCATTGACCAGCGAGTGCTGGAACGTGCAGGCGACCGGAGAGGACCAGTTGCGCATGTCCGCGCTGGTTTGCTTGGTCATGCCGGCGCCGGTGCAAATCCACAGCGTGAACGTGCCGTCGTCTTCTTGAACCCATGAGGGCGATAGCAGCGCGTAGCCGGTGTCGCCGGGCCGGTCCGCGTAGAGCATTTCGACGTAGTCGCTCCAC